GTGACGAGCGATCAAAGTAATAAGTTTTCTATTACCTCCCTCAACCCCGTCTTCTGCTATTTCTTCATCAGACTTTCGTTTGAAGATGCTGAAATTGCTACACAACCATATAATACGATCAGAACCACTAGCAGAATCTGTACTTTCTTTAGTAATACCATCTCGATTCAATTGAATAAAAGCCATGATTGGAACTTGATACTTTACAGCAAAGTTATGAAGTGCTGTCATCATAAAGCCTAGTAGCTGATACTCTTTGAGATCTTTATCCATTCCTGCCGTATCCATAAGCTTAAGATAGTCATAAAAGATAACACAATCTTTAGCTGTACCGTCGTCATTTAATCCTACTTCTTTAACTATCCATCTTCTCATAATGGATAGCTGTTCTTCAAAAGGTTTTCCTGCTATTACCTTATGATGTATAGGCATATTTTTTAGTTCTGTCACAGCTTCTAGTATTTTTGCTTTATGTACTGGAGACTCTGTGAATTTTCCAGTTTCAATTTTAGCTATTTCTATTTCTGATGACATAGCTAGTAGTCTATGTATATGGTCTTTTTTGCTCATTTCGGTATCCATGTTTAAAACAGGTATACCTAGTTTAGCTATATTTCTACCCATATTGTCAGACAATAGTGTTTTACCAGTTTTTGGTCTAGCTCCAATAACATTAACAGTACCCTTTCTCAATCCTCCTCCGATAGCTTGATCATAAACCGGAAAGCCAGTAGGAATACCAACCTGATCAATAGTATTGGTTTGTAGATATTCTATGTATTCTTCTAAGCCTTCTCCCATTAAGGACGGAGCATTATCGTTATCATTATTAATAGAAGAAGCAAAATTAAAAACACTATCTTCAGCAATACCTATGATAGAGGAAATACTTTCGCTACCATTAACGTCTAAGATTTTATCTTGAGCGGTTTTGAGTTGCTTATGTAGAAGTCTAGCAATTTCAAGTTTTCTGATTTTTGCAGCAAATTTGCGAATGTTTTCTAGATTAACAGGAAAATCACTAATAGCCTTTAAATGTAAAGCTTCTTCTTTCTTTGTGAGAATATGTCCAATTTCTAGTTCTTGTGCAGTAGAGTAGATTAGTGCCAAGTCTATGTTGGGTTTTTGGTGCTTTTCACATATTGTTTTTAAACACCGAAAAATAAGCTGATTACTATCTACTGTAAATGTAGACTCTTGTATAAGATCACTAACGTCTAAAAAAGCATCTTCACCATATTGAAGAATGCCACTTAATACGGCTCTTTCTGCCGAAGGATCGCATAAAATCATATTTAATAAACCTTAAAATTAACCTGATTGTGTAGCGCAAGTATTACATTTATAACGAGAGATTGAATCAAAAATTAACGAGGGACTGACACTCTCTTTTTTTCCACATATTCTACAAACCACATTCACCGGCTCGGCTTCGTCTCTTGTTCTAGCAACCGGTGGAATTTTAGACAAAACTTTATCTATTGCAGAATCCTCTTTATGCATACCAAATTCAGACATACTTTCAAACTTATTAAGACCATCACCACTGTTAGACTTACGGCGCTTTTGTCCTCCGCGTGTCTTGATTGTGGATGTTGATCTAGTTGAGTTTTTACTCTTAATTTTACTTGTTGCTACAACAGACTCTGTATTTTCTTGCTCTTTTGGTAAAAGAGCTTGCAGAACCTCTATGAGACTTTTAATTTGATCTGGATTTTTTATTAGGTCATTAAGATCCATGTTTCACCTTTGTTTTCTGTACTGCTAATATAATATCGGATAAGTTTTTAATATTGTTCGCTAAATAGGATAATCTGTCCATTCTTTGTTTTGCATATTTTTTTATACGATTTAATCCACTAGCCTTATCGTTATGCTTAATAGCCTGAAGAGATTTTTCTATATACCCATATCCCTTATAGTTATTAATTTCGTCAGCGATAGATTCCTTAATTGATTCTTCGGCCCAGTTATGTCTAGCTATTTCTCTATTAATAGTTCTTTGTAAGAACAAAGCATATTGGGCTAATCTCAAGGAGATCTGTGCACAATCTTCTGGGGTTAATTTTTCTATCACATCCCGTGACATAGAGAAGTAGGAATTTAATTCTTCTTCTGTAAAATTATGAATATCAGAATATGTTCCTAGACCAATAGATTTTTCATATTCGTCTAATATACGATCCCATTCTTCAACTTGTTCTTTAGTATTCATTTCCCTGTAATCCTATTTAGCCATTCTGAATCAGACTCATTAAAGGGTAGTTCTATATATTTAATACCGTTTAATTCACACCATTCCAGTTTTTCTTTATCTCTCTTTTTGTGCTTCATGAAGCCTAGAGCATTATTATGATAATGACCAACGAATTTATAGTGTTGTTCTCCATGAACTTCCACACAAGTTCTATTAAGAGGCATATAAAAATCTAAGTACAAAGTCTCAGACTTACGCAATATAATTGGAATTTCTTCCAGCAATTGTAGTGTTGGAAACTGAGTAGATAACAAGGCTCTGGCTCTTATATGCAAAGAGGACTTATTAGTAGTCTTTCCATGAGCCATATTTCCTGTCAAGTTCCAAGTGTGAGCAATGCCATCCAAGTCCTTTACTAGCATTTGATTCCCATGGTACTCTTGATTGATGCGTTGAGTTTACTATATGTTTCCGGATTGTCAAGCAAAAACTGCCTGATTTTTTCGGTGCCTTGCATCTTTGGTTTTTTCTCTGTTCCTTCATCAACAAAGTCTAAAGTATACCAAGCTCCGGCCTTATTGATTAGACCAATATCACAAGCCAACATGATCGATTCAGTATATTGATCAATACCTTGACCATACCTAATATAACTAGTGATAGAAGCTCCCGGAGGACCGAGAGCGGAACATAGAACTTGCCATTCTACTTCTTGGCCTATTTGAGTAGCATCTGTTCCGATAATCCATGGCTTAAAAGTCTTAGCCTTTATCTTAACATCCGTCTGATAAGCAATAGCCTGCCCAGACTTCTCCTTAAATTCTGCCCCATATCCCGTTGGATTACCCATAAGATGAGTGATACCAATTACAATATTTTTATTAACAGGTATTACATTTGCTACCTTACGACAAAACTTTGCTAATAATTTAGCGCCGTCTGCGCGTTGCATTTTATCCATATCACTAGTAATTTCTGCTTCTGTACATAGTGCAGAATATGAGTCGATAATTAATATAGAACCAGGAATTTCATTAATGATTCTTTCTCCAATTTGCAGATATTCTTCTGCATGAAGAATTTTACCTTGTTGAGATCCTATAACATCAATCCTATTAAGATCTAATCCTGGAATACCTTCAAGATCTCTCTTTTTTAATCTACCCTCAATATTTAGGTAATACACATGACGATCTTTCGCTAAGTCTCCCTTGTACTCGGGCCTTTGTGCAGTAGCGGCGAAAGAAAGAGAGGTCGTGGTTTTTCCACATTTGGGTTGTCCTGTGAATACCACAAAACTTCCTTCTGGGATACCTCCATTTAAAACCATATCCAACGATGGGCTTACGGGTATGATAATAGACTTTCTATCTACTATAGCATTACCTGATAAGATAATTTCATTTCCAAAATTTTTAGCAACATCTTCTTTAAGACTCATCGTCTAGTTCCTTTAGTTTTGATAGTAGACTAGTTTTGGGTTGTTCTTTTCTGTAAGTTTTAACTTCTTTACGTTCTATATCTTTGGTAAATTCTGTATTTTCAGAGTCTACTATGGACTGGTATTGGTCTATAATAGCCACAAGGTGAGGTGCTCGCAAAGAATAGATTTTTTGTGCTTTGTTGTCTTGTAAAGCTTTGATAATCGCTTTAGGACTGTATTTCTTTAATAGTTGATTAGCAGTCCCTATTTGATTTCTATAGTATTTGGACCACTCTGGGTTCAACCAAAATCTATGATGTAAATCTAATTTATCTTGCTTTGCTTTATTTTCACATATTAATTCAGTAATATACTGAGCAGCCGAAACCTTCTTACCATTAGAATACCTAGATGGATAAATATTACTCATTATTGTTTTGGTCGGAAAATTCCTGTTTGATGTTTTGGTGTTGCTTTTTGATTTTTCTTGATATGGTCACTGAGCATAGATGCTTCACCAGTCATAATAGCAACGTTGTTTGTTTTCTTAACACTTGTTTGTGTTATCATAAGATTTTTAGGTGTAATTTTGGGTGGTTCTTCTGGACTAGTCTGAACTGGTTGAGGCAGGTCTGTGTGGGCCTCTACCTGCTTTTTAGAAACAGACAGTTCGTTAGCTATAGATTCTATATCATGTCCCTGACTACTTAACCATTTGATTGCATAAATTGTTGTTTTATTAATACGAGACATTATGTTAGTTCCCTTTCGGCATTATATAGCCATGAAGAATTTTTTGTTCTAAGAAAATTCAGATATAATTCAAACGCTTTTAGATTTACATCGAT